TTATAAGGGGGAAGAAGGGAAGAATGTACGGGGTTTTCGGTTATGCGCGTAAGCTGCTGATTGTGAAAGTAAATTCGCCACCCCGATATCTGTGGTATTTCGGGGTAAAATGAGGTATTGACCTGTAATTCTATATTGTTTTATAGTATATACTCTACAAAAGGAGAGAAACATGATTCATCTTAGAGACAATTGTCACGGCACTACAAAATTTAAAGAAACAGAATTGTGCAGTATTTGTGCACTTCATGACCACCATGATTTTGTGAAAGCGAAAAACATAGGTCTCCCTGTACGTAATGAACTCTATCAAAAAGTTCTCGATGGTCTTAACGATGGTCGTGCATGGAGGGTACAGAAGAAGCCAAACAGCGAATGTGGACATCCGGGCGTCCGTAACACTGCTGGTAAATGTGTCTTCTGCTTGACCGAGCAACGCATGACGGGGGAATGGAAAAAACCAAAACCAGCCATTGTTAACACCGCTGGTGAGGTTGATGCACTGCGTGAAAACATCGCAATGATTGAGCGCAACATTACACTATTGAATGAGCAGTTGCAGATGATGAAAAACGCCCTGTTACTGAGTGAATCAGGAATTCACGTTGGTGTTATTAAAATGAAATCACCGCGCCAGCAAGCCATTGCCGACGGCAAACGCTGGTATATTCCGTATGAGCCTTGCAAACACTGTAATATTATTGCAGAACGTTATGTAGCGAATGGTCGCTGTCGCAATTGTGGAGGTAAATAATAAAAAAAAAAAACAAAGCCCGCTAAATGCGGGCCTTTTATTTACCTGACATTATTCCCGTCCATACTGGTCCTTAATCATCTCTACGGGAATTGATATTCTACCAATCTCACCGTAGTCTCGATGATATGTTATGACGGTAGCGCTTCTTCCTGAGTCATAACCTCCGTTACTTGAATATTCATCTTTGGCCGCCAAAGTTTGGTGCATCTCAGTAATGAACATGTTGCTCTCTGCTACTTTCCGATGATGATAGTGACCCATGTGTAGGTAGCCAAACTTAGTACGACCGTAAATCTCTCGGAACTTACTGGCAAATACTGCGTCCAGCTTTTCCATCCTGGAACAGTGCCCGTGATGTACGCCAATCATTACTTTGCCGAATTCGATTGCATAGTAGGGACTCTGTTCGTCTACGATGGTCACGCGGGGATTATCGCAATACACCTCTTTAAACATCTCTCGCAACCACACGGCGGACGCAAGGTCGTGGTTACCCGTGGCGATTAGCAGCGTCACTTTCCGATGCTTCTCCAGACACATGTTCACAGCCCGCTTAATCACACGGATGGCAGTCTGGACCACTTTGAAGAAACGTGTATCAGAGTCGAGAATGTGCCCGGATGTTGGTGTAACCGCCTTCAGGCCGTCGAAGTGCAGGAAATCCCCCTGAAGGTTAATGAGACACTCTGTTGCGTTGGGTGCCAATGTTGTCGCTGATTTGAACCACGACGATATGAGATGCTCTGCAATGTTGGTATCATAATCATCGCCACCCTCTTCTTCACATGCCAACATACCGATGTGTGCATCTGTTACTGTGTACATGTTCAGGAGAGTGGTATCCTCATCACGGGATATTAAATCAATTTCCTCTAGTGGGGATAAGCACTCTGTAAGCGCCACAATCGCTTCCTGCATCATTTTCAACTGGCGCTCGGCGTCCACATCAGTCTTGACCCATTGTAGCGCTACCGTCCCGTCCTCCTTCACCAGTGACGATGTGCCTTTCACCTTGTAACCGTCCGGCACAAAGCGAGACACATTACCACCGTGACCCAGACCGCGCGCACCGAGACGTTTGATGCGGCGGTTAATGTTACCCGGGGTCATACCGTACTTTTTCGCTATGGCATGACCACTCATTCCTGCAGCCACATCACTCAGTAATTGCTCATCAGTCAGTATACTCATTACACTTTGCTCCTTAATTAATCGCTTATAATACCTCGGTGAGTACTATACCGAGTACCGTGTAAATTAGTATCATAACGCATGCTGAAAGTGTCAGGCTGCGCCAACCGTTTCCACTCATTTCACTCTACCTCCCACTTTATGCCCACTGCGGTCAGACGGCCGCTAATTTCGTCAATGCAACAGTTCCAGACGCCCGCCGCGAATGGCGAGTTCGAACCATTAACCTTCGGCGGTAACTTGACAGTGCGTGACTCCAGTTCCACCACTCGCGCCTCAGCCGCTAAACAGCGCTCCATCAGCTGACAATAACTTAATGTTTCCATACCCACTGTTCCACAACTTTACCTTCAACAATGAGACGAGTGACACACAGTCCGTCCCGGTCAGCCTGCGCACGCATACGTGACAGTGTGGTCAGTGCCTGAACCTCTGTCATATTGTCCATCATGTCGGACAGTTTGTGATGGCTGATGATATTTTTCATTTGTTTAGTCTCCTTAATTGTCGTTCCGATGAGATGAAGATAACCCACCTTGACGGACTCGTCAATACTAATTGCAAAAAAAAAAGCCCCGAAGGGCTTATTTAGCATCGGCAAAGGCTAACGCGCTTGTATCACCCTGTGCCGCCGCGTAATGGCGCGCCACGTCTGCTGCATTTGTGAGATTAGCGTGAATATGTCCAATCTTGATATATAACCGTGGCTTACCACCGTCAATCATTATCACGTTGTTCACGCGCCCATCCTTGAGCGCCGGGTGCCAGTCGTAACCCAGTTGACGCATCATGTCGCGACGTTTACCCACCGGCACAGTACGGTCGGCGCGCATCTGGCGTAACAGGTTGTCCAGTGCCTTACTGCTCACCCAACCACCCGCAAAGCCCTGACGACCCTCGTCAATTGCTTCCATAATTTCCTGCTCAACACTACCGAGTGATGCTGTCACAGCCTCGTGAGTGCTGCTGGTCTCTGGTGCACGCTGACAATGTGTCGCCGGGTTAAATTGTGCGGGAATGGCGTAGTTCTCCAGATAATGCGTTACGGCTGCAAATCCGCCACCACGTTTGAGCCAGTCATACAGGTTAGGGAAGTAGTCGCCACTCATGCCGTCGCGCACGATGTCAATATGTTCCTGCTGCGCCGTGTAGAAAATAGCGAACCGACGGTCATTAGCCGTCTTGCGCACAGCGTTCTTGTGGTTACTGTTGAACATAAAGTTAGCACACAGACGGTGCATTACCTGGTCCTGTTGCATCGCGCGTTTAGCAAGGTATTCACCCGTAATCATCGGCTTGAGTATTTCAATCAGCTCGAGTTTCTGCTCCGGAACGTAAATATCCTCCACGCCGATGAATATTTTATCGAATAACCACGCGTTGAACTTCTCGCCAATTTCCTGCGCTGGCGGCATGTGACTGTAACGTGAACCGACCGCTTCCATTACGCACAGTGTGAACAGTGTTTTACCGTTACCTTCGACGCCCTGCAGCAATGGTGCCCATTTGAATTTAGTTCCCTTGTACTGGACGCACGCTGCCATGTAGGACAGCAGGATGTCACGGTCGCGCTCAACGGGTAACAGTTTAGCCAGATGAGTAAGGAAAGGTGTCACATCGCCCGGGACGCTCGCCACAGATACTGGTACGTATGCGTTGACATGGCGCAGACCGTCCTCTTCAATAATGGCACCCTGTGACAAGTCCGGACGGAATGTCGAGCGGTCAACCTTCGGGAACATGATGCATTGACTCCGTGTGAAGGCTTCAAAGGCAGACTTTGTTGTTTTTTCGTTACTGTCGTCTAACGCGAAGGCGTAACCACCGTACATAACGTCGAATTGTTCCGATTTCAGCATTTGACCATTTGGGGTTAGTACGCGATGACTGTCTGCCACATACACGCAGCCTTTGAAATGGTCTAATAATTGAGATCCACCAATAAACTGATAACCACTGCGGATAATTGGCGTATTAGATTCTACAACCTGAGCGGGAGTTACCAGTTCAATCGGTGCACCGACACTGTAATAAGTGGTAAGAAGTCCGGCGGCGTTGAGGATGGTTCGCTCCAGATATGACTTATTGGTGAACCATTTATCTCTTTTGAGGCCACTCTGCAGCATCAGTGACTTAGTTCTTTCGCAGTTTCCGCCTGTCCACCATAAAAGCCGGGTGGCGAGAGATGAGTCGAGCGATGAACGGTCGTCGTCTTCTGATACCACACCATTCCACAGGTCTTTAAAAGTGGCCTTACCACCAAAAACAACCGAAACCCCTTCTTTAGCCGCACACGCTTTTTCGATGAGTTTCGCATCATCCTCAATCGGGTTACTACCCACCTGTGGCGAGTCTGTCCATTTTACCGATACCGTGGATTCTTCTTTCGGAAAATAGCGTGCAATTACTGTATTTAGTGCCCCGGTGGCATCGTGTTCCCACGACCCTTGCGCACTTGAACCAGTCAAAGCGACAAATCTTTCGGTGTGGTAGAGTTCGATACCGAGCGGTATGTTTTTACAAGCGTGTTCAGGGATGGAAGAATATCGCCCAATGATGTGCAATCCGGTGCCACTCTGTGAAATTTCAACATAGCACCCGGCGAAAGTCTGACACAGTTCCACAGCTAACGGAGACCATGCAGCATCAACCAGACAATGGTCGATGTCGATAAAAAAATAAGGGTCCGTGTCTGTAAATACAAAACCGACACCATCCGCATTTCTGGCAACTGCGTCACTATACGACAACCAGTCGTTCGGATTAGTTGTAGAACCGTGGGGCCTCTTGGTTGTTTTGTCACCCACTTTAACGAGTGAGTAGGGAATGTACTGTTTTCTCTCTGTAATCATCATTTTAGTAGCCTCAACCAGTATTGTAATTCCGTTGACCATCGTAACCATTCTGTTGCGCCATCGAACCCCGTGAACCCGGCGGATTCGAACTTGTCATGAAACATCTTTTCAAACTGTCGTGCAGTTTGTCCGTCACATTCTATACGCTCTATGACGGATACGTCAAACGGTGTTACACGTTTTAATTTGGGAAATCGTTGTCTGAAGTTGTTGGTTATCCCGACCTTCACGTATTGTCCACAATCGGAGCGAATTGCGTAGAGGGTAGCTGGTTTTGTCTGGTCGAATCCTGACTTTTTACAACCCGAGCAACCTTTACCGCTTAAATGATTACTCGGTTCTTGAAAAAAAGAACCGTGAATTGGACAAATTATTTTTACTTTTGTTTTACGAGACAGGTATTTAGTCTCAGAATAATCATAAAAATCTCCATGTATTGCTTTCGCTTTTCGTATGAAAGTTTCCCGATTTGAGCGCGCTGTCCCCCCGCATTGAATACACCCGTACCCACGTAAATGATTGTTGGGCGTTTGTTCGAATAAACCATGTAAAGGGCAAGTAATGGAAACTTTTGTACGGTCGTTTACATAGTTGGTATACTCGTATGAATACTTGCCCGCATGTACTTTTTCGGCTTTAGATACGAAAGTAGCCTTGTCGCTTGAGAAAAGATTAGTTCTGGTTTGGATAGCACACTGTGGACAACCTTGCCCTCTAATGTGTTTAGCAACCAACTGTATGAAATCACCGTGCTTCGGACAAGTAATGACGATTTTCTTGCGAAATCCTTTGTAATCCGTTCTTTCATACTCGTATTTGTAACCATGTGTTTTCCGAGCTAAACAAAGAAATTCTTTCTTACTCAAAAGCTTAGGCATTTTTTCTTGTCTTATTTTGGAGTGAGTAAACCTCACCCCTCTGGGAGAGGGGAGTGTACTTGTTTACTCACTCGTTATTAAAGTAAGGTGGTCAGCGCGCGAGCACGTAGCTCCAGTGGTGCCGACTTAGCAATGTTGTCACCCAGTGCAATACCCTGCCCAATCAATTCAAGGTTTTCTTCTTCCACTGCTCGTTGCATTACTGCCTCACGAAGTGCACCCATCCTGACCCAGTGATGATTGATAGTACCCATTGCCACGCCGGCTTCGGCTGCGACACCATCGCGCGTTAGACTACCGAAGCCATCGCGTTGTGCCATTACGTATGCGACTTCCAGAATATGTTCTTTGCTCATGAGTTCGGTTCCATTAGGTAATTTGTTGCAGTATGGCACAGGTTGACGGAGTGGTCAATCCCTTACAGGTCGCCACTTCCGTTCCAAAATTTAAAGTCTCCCCCAAGTCCGATAATGAGCGTCCCAAACGCAAGCTGTGCCGCTTCGTGTTCTGTACCTTTATACTTCCATCCGGCTTTCTTTACCTCACGCGCCACAAACTGTCCAATGGTTGACCCGACCATATCAGGCGTGATAACCACGGGGCGAATACCGATGAGGTCGCTCGACTTGATACGCTTGTTCATCGCCGGGGAGTCATTGCAGATGCCATAGCGTACAACTCGACCATTTTCGTCTTTTAACGCGCCGCAATTGTTTCTGAAAAGTCGCCAGCCCATCTTGCTTGCCAGTAGTCGCGCCTCATCCTGCACACGCGCTTCGGGCGTATCTTTGGTTGAGCGTGGGACGTCCAGTCCCACCATTGTCACAAGGTCAGCCAGCGCCTCAGCCGTGATACCGTGCTTACGTTGCCATTCGAGAAGTGTTGGTGTCATTGTCCCTCCGGGTCATCATCAATCCCTGTACCACCACATTCGGGACATCTCACATCCTCCCAGTCGTTCAGGCTTTCATTCCACTCCTCGACGGCACCACAACCGTTACAAAACATACATTCTTGTTCATCACTCATAACCCAATCCTCTCTCTTAATTTATCCGCATCAGCCGCTTTGAGCGCCTGCGCCTCCAGCCATGACACACCGTATGTCAGGTAAAATTTGCGAAATATTTCACTGTCGCTCAGACCTTCCGCACGACGATAACCGGCCCACTGGGCAAGAGTATGGTCCAGTTTGACGAGCGCGTCAAGACGTTTTATTTGCTTTTTAACTTCGTGTATCACTTTAACTTGTGGACAATAGCGACCAGTCAGTCTGTCACGCATTGCCTCGGGTGTCTCACGTGCTCCCACAACCTCATTACGCATCTGTGCCAGTACATCCGGGTCAAGCTCGCACAGGTCACCGTCAACGAACTCTGGACCACTACGTTGCGCAGGTTTTGGTACAGGCTCACCACAGTCAGGACATGCATCGCGGAACCGTTCGTACACCGCCGCGCAAGCTGTACACACGCGCACCGTCGATGGTTCACTTTTACCTGTGCGACGCTCCCGGCGGTCAAGACTCCACTCGCGCGGTGCGTCCGGTAAACCGTGGCGCATGACGTTCGATACGGCGTCGATGACCGTGAGATGTGTCTTCCCCGTGTCGGGACTGGTCCGCGTGCCTCGCCCAAACATCTGGCAAAAAAGCGCGTAGCTTTGCGTGGGTCGCGCAAATGATACGACTTCCAGGGAACTAACGTCCGTCCCTTCTGTGAGAACACTATCATTTACAATCTGTAAAACTTTTCCGCTGGCGATATCACGCAGTGCCTGAATGCGTTCACTGTCTTTCATCCGCCCCGATACAGCTACAGCAGGCACACCTTTTGCGCGATAGGCATCGGCAACTTCTTCCGCCATATCCACACCGACGGTGAAAGTCACACCCCGTTTACCGGGTGTAAATTTTAACCAGTGTTGAACTATGTCCCCCACAATGTGGGATTTACCTATTTCCCCCTTGAGTTCTTTTTCGACATAATCGCCAGTCGTGGTGCTGACTTTAACTCTATCAAGATGTAAATCGGAAGGTGGACAATAAATTTTGTAATCCACCAGAAAACCCATCTCGATAAGGTCACGCATTCCCGGCCCGATAACGAGTGCGTCACCATATCCGTCTGTTTCACGTGACAACCCTTTTCCATCAGCCCGACATGGTGTAGCTGTCAACCCTAAACCGCGTGCACCCGCGTTATCAAGCGGTGTAAAAACACCACCCCACGTTTTTGAGTCGCGCGTATAATGGTGAAATTCGTCACCTATGATTGTTAATTTATCGCGGTACGCCTTCAGTTCATCAATGTGTTGTTGTTTAACGGACTGAACTGAAGCGACGGTTATTTTTGCTGATGGGTCGTAATAAGTTCGGCCGTGGTCCTCCATGTGGAGCCTGATTGAATACTTTATTGTCGAGTGTGCCGCAATTATATTGTGACGGAGTTCGTTTCTGGCTAATGTATTGCTTAACTGTGATATTAGCTCTGAACGGTGGGCGGTTATCAGCACTCGCTGCCCACGTGCCGCTTCGATTCGTGCAATTTCACATAGTACGCTTGCTTTACCACTGCCTGTCGGCATCACCAGAACTACAAAACGCTTACCGACAGCCCAATTTGCGTACACATTGTCGATAGCGTCTTGTTGATATGGGCGCATTATTAGCATTTTGTCGGCCCCTTATATGTCTGATTCTTACCCTTAAACGATGGTTCTGAAATTGCGCGTTCTACCGACCACCCGTAGTGAGTTAACCTACCCTTCAAAGTGTAATAATTAATACCCGATACCTCTGATAGTTCACGGATATCATACATTTTCCCGTTGTACTCGTATTTCAGAGTATTGGTTCTATTTAATGGTTGCTTCTCGTTTTCAATCCAAGTGCAATTTTCGGGACAATAATCACCATCTACATCTTTTCTTTCTATTGTCACTTTTTCTTTATACCCTGAGGATATTGCCCAGGCGTGAAATAACTCGAAATCATGCCACTCTGGACAGACAGTAATACCGCGACCACCATAATAAGGAAAGTCTTTACACTCCGGGTTGTAACAGCGTTGTTTCATTGCCGTCCAGACCCAATTTAATTTTCGAAAACGTTTGGACAGACCGTGCGTTTTCAATGCTGGTGAACAACCACAATGTGATTTTTTTCCAGATTTTTTAGCAATTAACATTGTACTGACGAGTCGTTCGGTTGTACCTCCACATTCACACTTAAATAACCAAATCCAACCACCCCTTTCATTTGTGCGAACTGGTTTTATTGCTGTTAACATCCCAAATTTTTCACCAGTGATATCTTTTCTATGGTTAGCCATGTTTCACCTCTTCCAATGTCAAAACGTTGCTCCATTATGAGAGGTGATTCACCACATGTCAACTACATCTCCCACACTTTGCGCACGCTGTTCGACTCAACCATACGTGCTTTTCTGATTAGTTTACGTGCCACATACATTGGTATCTGCACATCGTCGAGGAACCATTTGTCCTTCTTACTGGTTGACTTGTACCAGCCGTAAGAAGGTCGGAGCAGTTGTTTAATTTTCATAACAGTGGCTCCGCGTCGGGGTTGCGTTTCCAGTACGCCGCATAAATTTCCTGTTCAGTGTAATAGACACCCTTATGTGTTGTACCCGCACAGATTTCATCAAAGAAACCGTAACCCATCACTGTAATGAACTCCCATTCTGGCATTTCCGAAAGAATTTTTACTTTGTTTTCAAAGTTCTGCTTTTCCACCATATCGGTAATCAATTGTCCCAACAGCGTCATCTCTCATTACCTCTCTGTTACTGACGATGGCGTCATTATGTCGCACCACCCACCCCGTGTCAAATTTAAAATTAGTGTTGACGAGTGCGTCATGGTGGTATAGAGTTCACCACATCGACAACAATGGAGGACAGAGAGATGAGTAAATTAAGTGACTGGATTGAACAACATCGGGAACAACCCGAGCATGAGTTAGCGGTTCGTAACTATTCAATGAATACTGAGTTGATGGAGCGCGAATTTGCAGAAGCGGAAAAATCCGGTGAAATTGTAATTTGTCAACATTGTGGGTATCCGGAAAACCCGAGTAGAAGCCTCGAAGGTAAATCGTTTATCAAACATCAGTGTTGCTTTCACTGCTGGTATTGGCTTCACAATCTGAATCTTATTAATGGTCCACGGGCAAACGCGGTTATCGTCGATGGTGTGCACCGTACAGATTCTGGTATGGCCAGTAAAGACTCCGGTAAGTTTTTGGGTCACGGCGGAGCAATGTGGTACTACCGTCGAATCGGGGAAAGTACCATTCACGCCACAAATAACATGTGGCATCAGGGAGACATTCCCAAATCTCTCAACATTGCAGATAATGCTGTTTTTTGCACACGTGAAGAATACGAACAACAGGAGTCCAAATAATGATCACCTTAACCATCCCAAACGATGACCACATCGCCCTGCGTGCGTTTGGTAAAGCACTGGAAGAAATGGCACTGGCGCACGGTGCCGAGCCACGCAAGACAACTGTTGACACAAGCGAAGCAACTGCTGTCACTGATGAATTAGTGCAAACCGCGCTACAAATGATGAATGAGCCGGAAGTCGACACGACTGCTCAACAGGTTGAGTCACTGGCTCCCCGTGACGGGAGAAGTATTGAAGTAACTCGCGAAATGGTTGAATTGTGCATACCAGTTAAACCGGATATCGACCCACCAACCGCCGACTCAACCGGTACACCGTGGGATGAGCGTATCCACTCTACCAGTAAGGCGCTCAATGCGGACAGTACGTGGCGTCTGCGTCGTAAGCCGAAGGATATGGATGAGGAGCAATGGGTGGCATTTGTTGAGTCTGTTAAGGGTGAGTTGCACACTCAAACACCCGCGGTGACCGATGAAGAAATTAAAACCCTGGAATCCGTGTCTATTGAACCGACACGGGAAGAAGTCCACGAAGTCGAACCACCTGTAACACCGCCGGGCGATGACTTCCACACTGACGCAGGCGTGGTAACCGAGCAAACCGTTGTGGGTATTCCGCCAATCCCTGTACCGCCGCCGGTAGTTGTTGTACCACCTGTACCGGAAGTAGCCGAGTGGGACTTCCCGCGCCTCATGACCTTCCTGACCGAGCGTCACGGTAAGATTGATGTGGCAACCGTGAACGCGCTGCTGGCGCAGGATGGCATGTCGTCGGTACAGGAACTGAACGTCCACCCGGATAAAATTGGTCCGTTCGTGACACGTGTTAAAGCGTATTTAGGGGAGTAATCACAATGAGTAACTTACCCAAAGTATCTGACGCCGGACAATGGATGGTCTGTAACGGGTCATTCCGAGCACAACAGGCTCACCCGCCGCTGAATGTCGAACCGTCGCAGTCACGTCTCGAGGGACGTGCCGCACACGAAGTGGCTCAGAAGTTATTCAAAAATGAGCCATTCAGTGGCCTGGTGGGTAGTTTGTCAAAGGATGGAATTATCATCACAGACGAACTGTTTGATGCTGCTCGTGAGTATTTTAACGAGGTGTGGGGTTATTGTAACACTCACGGGCGAGTGCACGACCTTCACGTTGAAGAAGTGTGTCCTGTTCCGGGTTACGGTGACTGGTACTGTATCCCCGATGCATGGGTGTACGTACCGGAAGTGAAGGTGTTACGTGTCTGGGACGCGAAATTCGGTCACCGTATTGTTGACCCGTTTGAAAACTGGCAGTTGTTGATTGAAGCGTTCAGTATTTGCGAACAATTCCAGTCGCCACCGGGCATTATTGAACTGGTCATCGTACAGCCACGCGGATTCACCGGTGAGGGTACGGTGCGTAAATGGGCGCTCACATACGATGAACTGTGCGCATACCGGCAGCAGGTGAACGAGACGATACTCCGCGTGCTGGATGCCACGCCGATGTGCACGTCCGGACCACACTGTCTCGACTGTAGCGCACGTGCACACTGTGACACGCTGAAGCAACAGAGTTATGCGGGTGTGGACTACGTACAGTCGTTGCAGACGCATAATTTGTCCGGTCATGCACTGGGCGTTGAGTTGCGACTCCTGCAGCGTGCGCAGGAGATGATTAAAATGCGTCTCAGTGGTCTGGAGGAACAGGCACTGCACGAGATTAAGCAGGGACAACACGTGACATTCTACAGCGCTAAAACCACATACGGTCGTAAGCGCTGGAAGAAAGATGTACCGGTGGACCAGGTGATTATGATGGGGGATTTACTCGGTCAAAATCTTCGTAAGCCACAGGAACTGGACACACCCGCACAGTGTGTGAAAAAAGGTATCGACCCGTCCGTTATTGAGCAGTACGCCGAAACACCTGTCACGGGTGTCAAGCTGGAACAGGTTGATGAGCGCAGTATCCGTAGCGTATTTGAGAGGAAGTGATTATGAAAATCAGCAAGAAAGAAGCAGAAGTTATTTTGGGTTTGATTAAGCAAGCGTTTCTCGATGGGTTTGATGATGCTGAACTCGTGGAACTTTTTGAGCGTTTGATGAATTTTATCAAAGATTAGTATTGACGCACCCGTCAAACTAACGTAGTATTCGAATCACCGGGAGACAGAAGGTCTCCCACATTTAACAGAGAGGAAATAACCATGTTTGGATTTGGAAAGAAAGAAGAAACAGTGAGTCTGTCTGCACCCGTACCGGATGGAACTAAAAGCCTCGATCAAATTATAGAAAGTCTTTCAGATGATGGACAACACTTTCTTATCCCATCGAGTGACGACATTCAATCTCTACTGGTACAACTCGGCTCAGATTTTAAAATCACGAATCGGAATCCAGCAACAGACACGTCGGGCACAAATATTGACCGGTCTATTCTTTTGTGTGCTGCGTTATTACTGAAAAGATTAAATAACGCTTGACGCACCCGTCAAACTAACGTAGTATTCAAATCACCGGGAGACAGAGGGTCTCCCACACTTAGCAGAGAGGATTTATAAGATGGCTCAATTTACTTTCGTTACCCCTGTTGCTCGCCTGATTCACGGTCACCCGCTGAAACAGAATGTGCGCACTGATGGAGTTACAAAACAACCGGTTCTTGGTAAAGATGGTCAGCCCGTTAAAGAGATTTACATCGGTATTGCAATTCCTAAAACCGGTGAAGCGGACTGGAAAGATACCGAATGGGGTAAACAAATCGCAATGGCGGCGCTGGACGCTGAAAACGGTTACGATGCCGCCACCACTCGCCGCCCGGATTTTTCCTGGAAAGTAATCGATGGCGATAGCGACATCCCGAACAAAGCTGGTCACGCACCGAATGAGGACGAATATAAACGCGGTCACTGGGTCTTGCACCTGAACACCCGCATTCCGTACAACTGTTATCATGTTGGTAAATATAATCCGCTCGATGCGATTCAGGACATAAACGCTATTAAACTCGGTGATTATGTCCGTGTGAATATCGTGGCGAAAGGTAATAAGCCGTCCAAAACTCCGGGCGTGTATTTGAACCCGAATCTGCTCGAGCTGTCACGCTCTGGCGAAACGATTGTTCGTGAAGGTAGCGGTCCGGATGCAGCAAGCGTATTCGGCGGTAGTGCACCTGCTCAGGTAGCACCGACCCCAGCCCCAGCTGCTCCCGCACCTGCAACACCGCCGCCAGCAACTGACTTACTGGTAACACCGCCGCCGGTTGTCGAAGAGAAGTACAGTTACAACGGCGTGGTGTATACCAAAGCACAACTGCTCGGTATGCCCGGCTGGAGCGAAGAGTTAATCGCACAACACTGTCAGAAAGTAGCATAACCACAACGCCCCGGTGTGAGCCGGGGTAATTTAACTGGAGAGGTGTATCATGACCGAACTCGACCCACGACTGAAAAAGATTGATGAAAAGTTAGCCGAACTGGAACGCACTATTAAACAAGTGCAGGAGCAACGCCGGGAATACATCAACCAGAGAGGGCTTAACAAATGTTCAAAGTAGGCAACCTGGTGGTTCTTAAAAGCGGCGGACCGGTGATGGTCGTTATCAGCACATCAATCATTGGCGCAGAATGTCAGTTCTACAACGAGAAACGCGGTGAATATGACTCAATTGTCATCATACACGAAGCGCTGGAGGAGTTTAAATAATGAAAACTGCAAAGGTGGAAGTTCAGGGTGCGGTGGGGTACTACGAGAGCGAACAATATAAAATTGAAGTTCAGGGCTCACTGTGTACCATCGACTACAAACTGGAAAACATCCCAGAAGAAACAGATTTCGCAAGACTTGTCCAGGGTGCCACGCAGATAGCACTACAGATTAAATCACTCATCGCTTAGCCCCTTAACTGGGGCTTTTCTTACAGAGAGGAACAGAGATGCACTATTTATCAAAATGCGAGGATGCGACATGTAATAAGACATATCCCGCTGACCTCCACAATTGCCCCCACTGTGGGGCTGATTCGGCGTTCTCCAGCGTTGCACCACTGGACCCTAAGTGGTGGCCTTACGATATTGAAACGTACCCAAACATTTTTACTTGTACGTTCATTCATGCTGCGACTGGCATGGAACTGGTGTATGAAATCAGTGACCGTAAAAACCAACAGCAGGAAATGGTTGACTTCATGTTCAACCTGGGAAAATCCGGCGCATGGGGTGTGGGATTTAACAACATGTCATTCGATTACCCTGTGCTGAATTTCATCGCACACAACCCCGGCTGCACAGTGAAGGATATTTACGACTGCTCACAACGAACCATTAAGGCGAGCAACGTTAATCGTTGGTCTATGATGGTGTGGGACCGTGACCAGATATTTCCACAGTTGGATTTGCTGTTGCTCAATCATTTCGACAACAAGGCACGCATGACAAGCCTGAAAGCGCTTGAAGTTGCGATGAAGTCACCAAACGTGAAAGACCTTCCTTTCCCTGTTGGAATGGCTCTGAACGATGCCCAGAAAGATGAATTAATCACGTATAATATTCACGACGTGCGGGAAACCACCAAATTCATGATACGCTGCCTGTCGGCTATTCAGTTTCGTGAAGAACTGTGCCAGACACACGGTCGCAACTTTATGAACCATAACGACACGAAAATCGGCAAAGATTATTTCGTTATGGAACTGGAGAAGAACGGAATCCAGTGTTTCAACCGTGACGATAAGGGTCGAAAGCTCGGACCACGGCAAACCCCACGTGAAAGCATTTGTTTCGCGGATGTGATTTTTCCATACATCAAATTTGAGCGCCCGGAGTTTAACGAAATTCTCAAGCGCTTCCAGTCGAAAACCATTTACAAAAAGGAACTCGATGAACTGGAAAAAGCAGAAGGGAAGAAAGATAAACTGGTGACAAAAGGTGTGTTTAGTGACCTGGAATGTACCATTAACGGGTACACTTTTGTGTTTGGTGTCGGCGGCATTCACGGGTCGGTTGAATCCCAGATTGTGGAAACGAATGACACACACCAACTCGTGGACATCGATGTTTCAAGTATGTACCCCAGCATAGCGATTGCAAACCGTATTTATCCGGAACATCTGGGGGAGAAGTTTTGCGACATCAACGAGTATTTTTTCAATGAGCGCATGCGCGTCGGTAAGAAAACCACTCCGGGGGCAGTGTACAAGCTCTCAATGAATGGTGTGTACGGCGACAGTAACAACGCGTTTGGGCCGTTCTATGACCCGAAATACACGATGACGGTCACAGTAAATGGTCAGTTAATGCTTGCAATGTTATGTGAGGGATTGATGAAAATCCCCGGCCTATCCATTGTGCAAACGAACACTGATGGCGTCACGATGATGTGTCCACATGGTGAACTCGACAATATGCGCGCAATTTGTCGGACATGGGAAGCAATCACCAAACTGGAACTTGAGGAAGTGTTCTACAAGCGTATGCCAATCCGCGACGTCAACAATTACTTGGCTCTCAATAATAAAGGAAATATAAAACGCAAGGGAGCTTACGAATACGAGTACCAATGGCATCAGGACCCATCCGCAACAATCGTGGGTAAGGCTGCTGAGGCTGCGCTCCTGTTTGACACCGACATCCGCACATTCATCACGCAGCACCGTGACCCGTTCGATTTTATGCTGCGAGCAAAAGTGCCTCGTTCTGCACGTCTGGTGATGCGTTGGCCGGAATGGGGCGCTGAACGAGAAATGCAGAATACCACACGTGTGTTTATCTCGCGCAACGGTGGGTCACTGGTCAAGCTGTTACCTCCAACAGGTGTACCGGGTACATGGAAGCGTAAGAACGGTATCAAAGACGACGTGTACAATACGGTAATGCGTGAGATTACCGGTCAACCGGGAGACCTCGACAGCATAGGTACACCGTGGGACGAGCGTATCCACACGAAGAGTCGCAGCAAGCATGATGCAGTGCGTGAAACCGGGATGTATGTCGGATGGAAGGTAACAGAGTGTGCCGATGCTAATGATTTCGACTGGGGGAGTCTGGACTATGAGTATTATGTGAAGGAAGCGGAAAAGTTAGTTTTACCGTTGACGAGCGCGTCAAAGTAGTTTAGAGTTAGTCATATCAACAACGGAGAGGGTAGACGAGATGAAAGTGTTAGTTATTTACCAAAACATCCCTGAATCAACCAATGTTCACATCATTGAAGCGGACGGTGAGGATTTGGAAATACTTAAAAAATGTCACAACTGTTATGTGAATGCCGGAGATATGACGGATGAGCAAGAGAAAGCTACTGACAAACTGAATTTCTTCCTGTCAAAACCGGAATACATCGATGAAGAATTTGCGAATCAGGTTGCGTTACCAGTGGGAGAAGGGGCTAAGTGGTGGGGTACCACGGTAGATGACTCCAATCCCATCGACCTGTCGAAATACAATGTAGACCTTGTGGTCTGTACTGGGTTCCTAATGTAATAAAACTACCGGCGCATCACTGCGCCGGTTTGTTCATCTTTTGACGCATTTCAGCAAGTTCAATTTCCGCCTTTTCGCGTTCGATTCGCCTGATAATTTCCTCCTCCTTGCGCTCGGCAGACTCATTACGAATTCGTTGTATGTGACCACAAATCATGACAACGGTCAGTATAATACCGCACAAGGTAGCGAAGACACCGACGGTTTCCGGGGTAATACCATATTTAGTCATCAGTCCCGTTATCGTCGTCCCGCTCGCCACTACTGTTCCGACTTGTGTGTTTCCAGTAAAGCTCATAGCGTTTTCTCGCTTCAATGTACCACTCGACAACCCGCACCAACATGAGAACGATGGCCAGAGTTGTCGATATGAACCGCAATACCTCCAGCATCATCACTATCCCTTTTCAGTATCGTGAAGATTGCCACGCAGTACAGCACCGTGAACGTTGCCGCATAGATGTCGAGTGGTCGATAGAAAAACCACAGAAACCAGCCCATCAGGTTAATCGACATGGAGACAATGCTGATGAGCATCATGTCAAGAGACTTCCGGGATGTTCCAAACCGGTACAGAATACCGACCACTGCGAAATCGCAAAATGCGGCGAGGAAAAAGTAAATCGAACCATCCAGATTGCCGCACAACTTCTGGAAAAGAGTTGCCACCATCACGAAGAGAAACGAGGCTCCCCTGGGTCTGGCGATTACCGAGGCAATCAGGAGGGTGTACACTGCTTACTTGGCTCGCCGTTTTACTTTCGCGTCACCGGTTTTACCACGAGGTTTAACACACGCCCCACCGGCGTCGCCTGCCTTGTGTGGTTCAACCGCAGCTGACTTGGTCTTGTACATTTTATCATCCTCATATGCTAATATTAAGCTTAATTGTACAACAGGTGTTACCGAATGAGAAATCCTCTAAGCAAACAAATGACCGCCCTTCTCACCGCATTTGCAATGGGTGGTACGGGTACCGCAGTAGTCACGCAGACGGATATCCTCAATCAGTTCCTGAACGAGAAGGAAGGGAACAGGCTGACGGCATATCTGGACAGTGCAAATCCTCCCATCTGGACCATCTGCCGGGGTGTGACGCGCATCGATGGTAGGCCGGTGACAAAGGGTATGCGGCTTACTGAAAAGCAATGCGACCTTCTGAACGACAAAGAAGCGCAAAAGTCGCTCAAATGGGTACGTGACAATATCCCGGTAAAACTAAACCCGGTACAACAGGTTGGTATTGCATCGTTCTGCCCGTACAACATTGGTCCCACTAAATGTAAGGGGTCGACATTCTTCAAATTGCTGCAAAAAGGCGACTGGAAGAACGCGTGCAAACAGATTCCTCGTTGGGTGTTTGATGGTGGTCGTGACTGCCGCATTAAAAGTAACAACTGTTCTGGGCAGCCGATTCGCCGGGAGCAGGAAGAGTATTTGTGCCTGTATACACTGGGGGAATCGAAATGACAATGTTACAGCGGGTAGTAATTGTTGTAGGAATCGTATTCGTGATATGTACATATTGGCTAGGTTATTATCACGGTAAGCAGTCAGTCAAGCTGGACGATTTCAAAGAATATAAGGCAGCTGTCGAAGCCCGTGATGCGCTGCAGGAAAAACTCAATGCTTCCGATGTGGAATTGCAGAAAATGCAACGGGAACTAAAAGAAGCCCGGGACAAAAAAGTTGTTGAGAAAGTCACCATTTACCGCGACCGAATCAAAGACTCCACCACCGCTCAATGTATTACAGAGAGTGGTATCCTCGACCTGTATGATGCGACCGTAAAATGAAAAAACTCATCCTGCTGATATCTGTACTTATTTTAACCGCGTGTACTCAGGAAGTGCGTAAATGCCCACCGCCATCTAACGACCTGCTTACGCCGAGTGGTGAATTGTGGACAACCGATGGCGATCCCGAAAAGGCCGCTACGGTAATTCCACATAATGGGGAGGTTCTGATGGCCGACCGGGACAGGGTGTCCCGGTGGCAAAAGTGGTGGGAAGGTTGTAAAACTTTATGAGTACTCTTCTATGATTACCAGCCCTGGGCGTCCAGCGGCACCGTTTCTCAATGGCTGAGATGGACCGTTGGAACACCCGGATGCTCCGGAACCCCAACCACCACCGGTTACCGCTGGATTGTCGATTCTCGACACCGCTCCACCCACACCCATGAAACCGTCCGAACCACGAGAACCAATCGTGACCTCGGTCGAAATGGCGAACCCAGCGGAGGAACCCGGTCCGGGAACACCAAGGATATTCCAACCGGTTGGAGAATTAGAGTTATTATTGGCGACAGGTTGGAACGGTGGGTTCGCCGGACCAGCCGGTTGACCGGCTTTACCACCCGGACAGCTAATCAAGGTACCCACGGACGTTGTTCCGCCATCGCCGCCGTATGTGGACGAAGCTGTACCACCGGCACCACCCGCACCAATCGTCACTTGCAGAGAATTAATCGTGGCAACATCGTAAATGCCCTCAGCATAAGCACCGGCCCCACCACCGTTACTCATCGATGTTTGACCGACCCCAGTGGCTGCCGCTGCGGAGCTACCACCGCCACCACCAACCGCTCTAATTCTCCACTTTTTGGCACCCGGGGTCTTCGATACCACCGTATCGGTTGTGAACGCGCGGACATTAAGTAATCTTCCCGGTGTCGCAATCATCAACGCATCATAAAGTTGACTGTTCACCCCATTATCGACAGTCCCGTTCGGCGTAACACCTGCTACGTTAAGCACGCGAGCGAAAAAACCACTCATATCGTTGGCCCAATCAGCCTCGAAATATGAACCATCTTCTGCTGTCGGTGATGTACGGTTTTTAAATGCGCCCTGAGGTTGCTCCGTCGTGGGATTCTCGAACCGCCCAGGGTAACGGTTGCTACGATCTAAAGCCATTATTTAAACTCCTATAAATCCGGTCGCTTGTGCCAATGAGTCACCAAACTGAGTTGACGAGTCACCTGCCTGTACGTAATCATAAGCCTCAAGGAAGCCATTGAATTTTACACCCTGCGGCTTCGGAACGAAAGATGCGTTGAGGAGCGCCCATCGTTCAAACTCTGTGATTTGCCCGTAGAATTCCACGGAGAAACTCATGTCCTCACCATCAACCAGACGGGTGACCTGTGCGTTAGGCAACAGGAAATTCATCCCGGTGATAATGTCTTCAATGGTCGCGTACGAGTTGTTTTTAAGAATTTTAGATTTAATTGCCAGACGATATAATTTGTCCGACATCACCATCGACTGGTCAACAGATGGCACACTACACATCGCAGAGGTGTCACCGAATTCAGCCGGACCATTGACATCGCTGGCGCACATTGCGGTTTCTATGGTGACTTCACCAATAAAATCCCTGGGTATCACCACAATGCGCCCAATAACGTCGAGTTGCTCACCTTGCGCCGCATCGATCGAATACATAATGCGGACAGCTGCAGCCACATCTGCAATCTGCGTAGCCAGACTACGCGTGATGTTATACCAAGCGGCAGCCTTTGGCTTGTTACGATACTGAGCGTAGATGCGATTTGGGGCATCTGACTCATTTGCGACGTAGCCGCTGACGATTGTCAGCGGTACGAAGTAGGGAGCCGGGAAGAAGTTCATCAGTACCCACAGGAATTGATGGAAGATGTACTAATGATACCGCGAATCTCTCATTAGTCAATTCGGGTGCGTTGTGGACGGATGAAAGGGGCTTACGCCCCTAAACTATTTTAAATGTCAATCCTTCTTTGTCAGAAAACCCGTTATTCATTAAGTAATCCAAGACGTAATCTTGTTTTTCAATTTCGTCGGAAAACGATGAGCCGCCATCATCTATTTCCACTGTGACCGGAAGGTCGCCGGTTGTCATAAACCACACTTTTACTTTCAACATTTAATACCCCCCCCCTATGTGAAATTGATGATGAAATTGTCGATATCAATCACCGCGCCTTCACGGCAGCGGATAGATACTTCACAATATTCGGCGCCCTGTGGTACTCGACCCTGTATGAATTGTCCCACAGATTGCCACCCGCTCGGAGTATTAGTGAAAGAACTACTTGCGCCCGATTGGATCGATTTGTCAGCCCTGTCGTAGAACGTAACGGTTAGTGCTCCCGCCGTCGTCCCTGTACCGGCGGTTATGATATTGACTTGACACGTGGTCCTGTAATAACCATGTTGCGTTACTTTTACTTTTTGGCTCAGGAAACAACTTGACGACCCGGACGATGTCATTCTCGCCCCATAGGCACCTGTTTTCTTGTATTCCGTACCTACTACGCACGTTTGAGTGCTGACTCCTGTGTTGTTAAATGCCCACGATGATAAATCACCGGATTCGAAGCCGGGATTCAATGTTGGGTTTAGCGATTTATGAAGAGGGATATTCCCGGCACCAGAACGGATATCGCCGATACAATGGCTCGCCGTAACATACCCGTCACCCTCAACAAAAGTTCTCAACCCTTCTTCCCCGTTCTGGAAGGGATAGTCATTCCCCGGCGTTTTGACGAGAGTGATGTCGATGAAGGCATTTTCCCCTACGTAGAATAACGGTTTCGTTTGCAGCGACGGGTTATTACACACAAGTGTACATCCATTAAGGATGAGTCGCGCAGCAATTCCCGTTACTTCTCCGTAGCGATACCACGCTGACGCCCCTGGATTTTCAATATTAGCCGCCGAATCCAAGATGACCATAGCACCATTCCCCGTTATCTTAATCGGGGTATTCAATACCGATGTGCCAGGCATCCCAATGGCAAAACTTGCGCATTCAACAAGTATCGGGCATCCTTTCATGTCGAATATTTTGCAATTTTGGAAAGTAACTGACTCTCCAGAGTCCGAAATGCCAGCCGGGAAGTGCATCGCATATGTGCCTCCAGTTGACTCCATCATAAATCCGCAATTAATGAATTTGTATCTCCAGGTACTGTTAGAGGCCCCTAAAACAATGTCAGCGGTAGAAAACATACAGTTTTCTATCTTACAATCACCATTGTAGGTGCCGTTACTGGAATCGTTATTGTTTCCAGTTAGCAGCAACCGCTGACCAATACCTTTGACCGAGCTTTTAAATTTTATACCGCGCATGGATGTACAGTGGTTCTCCGACCCATCAGGATACGGTCGGCTGGAATGGACCCACAAGCAGTAAGGGGCAGTACAACCTGTAAAGTCAATATAGGCGATACCATTGGGGCTCTCGAAAGAATAGTACCCTAAATCTACTTCCAAACCTTGCGACCCAGTTACATAATAGGTTTTCCCCGCCTGTAACACCACATTGACTTTGTTGGACTTCGCATGAGATAGCGCCGACTGGAGCTGTTCGATGTCATTGCCGGAAAAATCCTCGGGCATTATAAACTTAGATCTTCTGTTAAAAATCTCTATATAATTGTCAAGCCGAGTACCATCGGAATGGGTTACCAGCGAAGTACCGGGAATCGCGGACGATGCCAGGTTTTGTCGCAGTAACTGATCCGTACGTGGCCTCCAGTTGACATCGGATAGTGGATCTGTGTCTGGGGCCACAACGTGTGGTAACGTACCCGCCCATGAATACCAGTTATTGTCCGCCGTGTTGTACACTGCTTTATTGCGATCTGTAGTATCAAGTGTGCCACCGGTACTGAAGTCGAAACTACTCGGTTCAAATGTCGAATTCATTAGCGCGTCGATTGCCGATGCTGCCGATGCTGCGGCGTCAGCAGCCGAACTAGAAGCACTATTTGCACTATTAAGTGAATTCGTAGCACTGCCTGCAGCGGCTGTAGCCGAAGCCGCTGCACTCGATACAGCCGCCGATGCGGCGGCTCTCAAATCATCAACTTGCCGGAAGTTATCATCCAGTTCGTCCCACGTTAAGGGTCGACCCAGGTCTGCACGTTTGATAATGGTCATACGATAGTCACCGTGATGTTTGAGGTTGTCCAGCGGGATAATTCGTTAAACTTAATGGTAACATTCGCTGTGCCGCCATTCAACGTCATACTGTTAACGTAGCTGTTACCGTATGAGCCAATGACTTTGTTAATAGGTGTGTAAAGTGAACTGTACGGGACTGTTTCACCGATATCAAACCCATCCGGCTTAAAACCGTACTCCGTCGGAATCAGACCACCCGCGGCGTATTCCATGATGGCACCCTGAATGAGTGGTTCAAGGGTTGCCTGAGACGGTAGCGTACCATCATCTTTAACCTCAATGACTACCACCATGTCCACATATACGGGGCGACTGAATTTGATATCTTTGGTCATTGTCGGGTAAGTAGGCGACGTGACAGTGACCGTTACTGGTGTGCCAGCCTGATAAAGTGTGACACCCGGATTCTTTTTAAGGTAGATAGCCATTGCTACGTCGTCGTCCGTACCACCATCGATGATGGGTGCAATACTGTGACCGGGCTGACCGTTGCTGTCGGTTGTGGCTTCGTCGTTCTCATAGACACGTACACGGCGTACACCATCCACATTGAACAGTTGCCCCAGCATTGAATCAACCTGGTTGCTACCCGGCAGACCTACGGCCGTCGCTCGTTTAAGGCGTAACGACCCATCCGATTCAGCAGATGTACCGGGTGTTGCTGGAGTGGGGTTGTTAACTGACACCAGTCCGGCAACTGTGTCCACGATTGTTGTGATAGTGTTGGCGTCCGCTTCGATTTCACCAACCGTGGTACAGGTGATATCCACCGTTGCTGTACCTGAACTATCCAGCGTCCACGTCTGGTCGAGCGTGAATCGATAACCCGTCACAGATGATTCGAAGCGTGTGCCTGCGGGAACCTGAGTGCCAGGGGTACCCATTAATACGAACCCTGTAACGGTTGATGCAGTACCTTCACTCCTGACGGTACCTGTCAGCGCGCAAATTACGTCGAGGTCATAACCACTGGCTTTATTCGGGTCTTTGGAGTTGTACGCCTGTTGCAACACTTCATCGAGCGCGGAGAAGATTTCAGCATCGTGTGCCATCTTCAGCCCGTCTGGCGTGGACGGGTCAAGATTCCAGTTACTGTCGATATCCAGATATAACTGTTTTTCTTCGTCGAACCAGTCATTCTGTGATTTTACGCTATAGCCCGTACTGGTTAATTCAGCCATTCTCGGTTACCGTTAATAATCCGTAGGAGGTCAACACGCTGGCGGTGACCGTGTAAGTTTTGTTGTCGATGTCGAAATCGGTACTAAAACTGGTTAACTGCAGGACACCCGGAGTACCGGAAATGCGTTCACGGAGACGCGCTTCGCGGACATCCATGGAAGTTTGTTTGTTGAGTATCTCCTGAAACCACGGTGTGCCATCGGTCACATCCCGGAAATACTCACCCAGAAACAGACGCAGACGGGTACGTATCGTCTGTTCTATTTCCAGTTGTTCAATGATGAACATCGAACCCTGTGTAACGATGTCACCATCTTCATCTAATTTACGTACTGTCATCAGTTATTCGGTCCCGTATTAGAACCACCGGAAGCAACGCCGCCATGGGTGTGACCATTGAGTTCTTTGCCATCCAGCACCAGAGAATTCAGAGCAGTAATGTTCCCGTCTTTATCAATGGTTACACCATTGATGCTCACTGTACCGTTTGCAAGAAGTTGGACGTTGCCGTTCCCATTAGCCATTATGCACGAACCATCACCCTTTAACCAGACGTGCTGTGACGCGTCGGCATTGCGCAAGCGTATCCCATCGTTAGAAAAACTTGCAATCAGGTTATCAAGTGAACGGATTCCCGGTACAAACATTGCGTCCTGTTTGTGATGAAAGCGTTTGACGGGATTAGCAGCAATGCCGCCAGTCTGCTTCCATCCATCAATGCAACGTTGACTGAAATGTACCATACCCTCACAACCCGGATTGACGGCGAATTCCAGTACGAAGTCATCGCCCGGAAAACTTACAGGAACGTCCACAATGGGTGGTGGGTCGAACGTAGTTTTAGCGACATCATCGGTCCGGGTGATTCCCAGTTGAATTTGTGCACGCTGTGTATCCGGGTCGAATGTCAGCACGTAACCCGGGATGCACGTGTACACGTCCTTCATGTTCTCGAAAAACGTGTCATTGGTAACGTTCTGCAAAAACGAGCGGCGCTGGTTAATGTCGGTCATGTCGCCCTCCTGTGAAAATAATGTCAAGTATACTATTGACACTCACGTCAAACAATGTAATTATTTATTCACAGGCATATAGCACATGTGTCTTTAGCGGTCCGGGGTGTCCTATTCCTTCGCATCAGCGGGTAGCCGGAATGTGTAGCCAAGTGTACACTGAGCGGTTGGTCACCGCGGCGATTCGACCAATATAACGGTTTAGAGTTTAGATGACGTTTAACCTGTAAACCGTGCTCTCTCTCTCTGTTGTGCTCCTGCATGTTTGCCCCGGTCTCCGGGGCTTTTTTTACAAATCTAAAAGTGTCGTAACCTGGCTGGCAACATTCGTTGCGGCTGTCTTCACATTAATGTAACCACGCTCAATCAGTCCGGATATGGACGTGCTGGAAACGTCGTCACTGTTCAGCTGATATTGTGCAGGTTGTGAACCGTTCGCCACGCGGTCAAGCGTGACAATCTGCTGCAGTTCAGCAACAAATATCAGTCCGTTCTCATTCTCCGGGTCTTTAGAACGCCCGATACGCTGGATGACCATATTGTTCAGCGTGATTTCACCCGTATCCACCGTGAATACCTGTCCGGAGTACATGAAATCGAGCAAAGTGTTCAGTGTTGTACTGGAGCGGGTTTCATTTGAGCCGCTCAACCACCCCGCGAACAGACCAGCACCTGCGGCAATAAACGGATTGTCATCGACGAGATTTGTCAACGCCCCGGTGAAATCGGTGATACTGACTTTCAACGGGTTGTTCGATACCGCACCCGTCATCGTGTAACGAATAGGCTGATAGATAATGTGGTCCGCAATTGGCGTACCTGTCTCAATGGGGTATTGCACGATGTCCACACTGGCATCAAGGTCATCAGACAGGACAGCATCGAACTGAAGCGACCCAAGCTGTGGGCCGCGCTTTACCAGAAGGTTAATTAAACTCATAACATGTATGCCTTACCTTGTCTGAATCGTTCCTCAACACGTCGCCACACGTCACCGACAGTAATGTAACCTTTATGGTCCGTGTCAAGCCCTGCGTTCTGATTGTACGCTTTGGACGGTGATGAGTACATCACGGTTGTGGAAGGTTTACCGATGAATGCCGGACTGAATACAGCCATGTACACGTCACCCATTGTTTTGTAACGCCCTTTGTACTGATTAAAATAATCAGTAATCGGACCTCTCACCTGTTCAGCTGCAGTCATTGACAGGATGACATTTTTATTGCGTCCGTATTTAGTCTGAAACGTACTTGTCCACCCGACATTGGTAAACTGAATCAGGCCCACCGCACCAGATTTACTGTTCTTTGACTGTGGATTGAAGTTAGACTCTGCAGATATTACAGCCATAATCCAGTTGGGACTGATACCCAGACTTTGTCCAAGTTTACGCACCTCGGTACGGAAATCCTGCTGCTGACTGGCATCCTCACCCTGCACGCCAACACGCCCGTAAATAAGACGATTACCAACGTCACTATTTGTCGTGGTGGTATCCATTGACCCGGCGCGCACAGCTTTGACAAACGTGTACCAGTCGGGACCGTGTGTGTCTCCGGTATGCTGAATGGTCTGAACGTTCCAGTCACCTTCCAGTTTAGCGTCGACGGTTGTCTGGAACTCTACTGCTCCGAAATCGAATTTAGGCCATTTCGATTCAATATTGAGCACCGATGCGGGTGTCATGCGGGGGTCGAGACGCATCTTAACGTCGCAGAATACGCCATCAATGCCGCCGTGAAGCGTGGGCGCATCAATCATCCCGGTGGCGGAACTGATTTTGATAGGGGTGGCTTTACGGTCATCAGACGGAAATCCGACAAACACTTGACCAGCGTACAGATGCCATTCAAAGCCGTATGCCTTAGCCAGAATGTCAAGTTCCTTGCTGACATCGGAGCTAACGTTATAGCCGCCAGCCATGACAATAGAGGTAAATTTGTCCTCACCATTGACAAGATATAACGGTTTAGACCAGTCCTGTGCGAGACTGGTCAAGACGTCAAACAATGTCACGCCCTTACCGAAACTTGCACTCGTTGTCCCACCGTCGAGCACATTGCTACCGCTGCGACACGTCACACGTGTGATGATGTCGGTACCGTCACGAATGGTGAAAACGTTGGTGACAAATCCAGTAAAAATCTGACCCATGCGCGACTGATACCCGGCGCGAAAAACAACGGTCTGATTTGGTTCAATCTTGGTTGTCGGCGCAAGGTTCCACAAACGAAACTCACAGGTGCTCAGGCTGTCGCCCGTATACGTTGTCACATCGAACGAGCACCGGAGCATCGGGTACGACTGTGTAATGAAATTCTTTGTGTCAATGAGTATTTCATACTGGCGCAAATCCATTGTCAGTAACTCCTTTGCCGGGTCTGGTCAATCGCCTGTGGATACACCTGTGTCTCGAGATGATTCACGGTATAACGTCCAATTGCGTTACCGTCCAGTATCACGTCGCCCTGCGTGGTGAAATTGCCGTTAAGCTGAATCGGACGGTTTATGGACTCCATAATTTGACTCATCTGCCGACTTTGCTGTGCGTAATTGTCAGCCATCGGACTCACTTCAGCACCGTACGAGCCGTCGTTAACCGGGGATGAATTCCCCCACTGTGGAAGTCGTTCGGTGTTCGTTGCGTTATCCACCAGAAACAGATTCTCCCGCCGCGGCTGCCATGCCCACGGGGGGAGTTGCTCGGTGTTCGTCGTGTTATTTATGACACTGTTATTAATGATTGTCCCGGCGGAGTCAAGAAACTCCTGAGTATTTTTACCAACGTTTCGGGGGTCGAAACCCGTCTTATCGCTGATCCACGCGGCGGCTTTATCGGCACTTCCCACCACATACTTGTCATACCATGAGCCACTAGAGATATCATCGATGAGGTCACGGTGATTGTCCATCCAGTTAGTTACGCCACTGGCGAGCGTAAACAGGTCGTCGGCTAAGTATTTAATGCTGGGCGCGAGAATGTCCGCGATCGTGTTACCCAGTCCTTCCATTTTCTGCTGCGTGTCGAGAATAGTCTGATTGATTGCATTCAGCGCGGCATTATGCTGCTCGGTGTAACCCAGTTCAGCGGCACGGGCTTTTGACACTTCCAGCGTTGTAGCGCCGAACTCCTGCCATACTCTGACGGTAGCCGGGTCGAGACCTAAAACCTCCGCCACGTTGCTCTGACGCGTCGTATCGAGGCGCTGGAATTGTCCGGCGATGTCGCTGTAAATATCCTCGCGTGTGCGCCCCGTGGGATTATCGACACGGATTCCCGCAACCGCCAGTTGCTGAATCATCCCGGCGTCACCGGTCTGAATGCGGTTAATTCCACGCTCAATATTTAAAAGGCTGTTTGTCGTTGCTTGTCGGTCGCCGCCACGCTGTTCAGCCAGCGCACCGAGTCCATAAACCTCAGTTGGTCCGAACTGACTGGTTACAAGCTGGTTGTTCAGGTCGTAAGCCTGTTGCGCTTTCTTCGACTCAAACGCCCACGCTGCGCCGACACTCGCGGCAACACCGGACATCGCAAGTCCGGCACCTTTGAACGTGGCAACCAGACTCATAATGCGTGATTTTGAATTTTCTACACCGGTTTTAACACCCTTGTCGAGCGACTTACCGACATCGTCCATCTGACTACCGGCTTGCTCCGCCGATTTGCCGAGATTGTCGATATCTTTTTCGGCCTGTTCAGCACCTTTACCATCGTAAGAGATGCCGAGGCCGACGAGGAACTGCGTGATGATGTTAGCCATTATTCGGGCACCCACAGAAGATGATTATCAACGCCGAGGTTGTCAATGGTTACTTCATCGCCCACAAAGAAGAAGCGACCCAACCCGGCGCGGTATGCTTTACTGACCTCAGCATTTGGGACAAGCATTGCACCGGTGATGTAGTTAATACCATCCTGTGAGACACTCATTGTCCACGCGGGCTTGTCGGTGTAGCTAATGTAATCCAGTGCAAAGTCGAGAACGTTGTCGCCCAGCTTGACCGTGAAGGTCTGATGGGCGTTAGCCGCACCGTTATTTAGGGGAATTTCTTGCATTGTTTATCGCCTCGATATACTTACCCTGCAATTCATCCATTGCAAAGTGAAATTGTTCGACTTCAGCAAGCGATATTGTACCATCTTTTAACTGCGCCCATGTACAAAGAGGTGGGCACACCCCCTCGATACCCGTGCAAACACGCATGAAGTACCAGTTAACCGGGCTGAGTCGCCCAGTGTCCCTTACTCGTCTTTGTTTGCGTTTTGCACGTAATCGAAAAAATCAGCGTAAACCCACAGAAACAATTCAGCCAGCAGGGTGTTGAAACTCATCATGCGTCCAGCAAAATCAGCAACATCGACCTTACGTTCCTGACCGGCGACGAAAGTTTTACTCAGTAACACTTCTGAAATGCGCTTTTTGACAACGTGCGGTAGCGTGGTGAGCATTAGGACAACATCCTTGACCGACAATGTACCACCGTTCTTATAGACGTTCCCGGCGTGCACGATGAATTGTGCGCCAACCAATGACAAGATTTCGTCCTGCTCAATTGCGGACGGCATTGCGGCGTTGTATGTTGTGTCGCCCACTGTGAAAGATTTAACAAGTGACATTTTATTCCCCCCCCCCCTCAGTTAGATGTCATCAATTCTATCGTTAATCGTGACCATAAACAAATCGATTTGAACGGGTCGTGATTTTCATCGAAACTACACTCACGCAAACGAGAGAGGGGATACGAAATATGAATGGCTTAATGACTGTCGGCGATGTACAAACGATGTCCAGCCGTGAGATTGCGGAATTGACTGGGAAGGAACACGATAATGTACGACGCGACATATCAAAAATGGCACAAGAACTTTCCCTCACTTTTGAGGAAAAGGTCATGCCGTCGAACGGAGGCAGACCGAGTAAGGTCTTTCTTCTAAACAAAGAAAACACGTTGATTCTGGTGTCGGGCTACAGTATCAAAATGCGTGCCGCCATTATTCGTCGCTGGCAAGAGCTGGAATCACAGGTGAATACACCTGCACTACCACAAAACTATATTCAAGCACTTGAAGCGCTGC